ACACGGGATACACTGGTTACACTGGTTATACTGGATACACTGGTTATACTGGATACACTGGTTATACTGGTTACACGGGTTATACTGGATACACTGGTTATACTGGTCCAACAGGAGTTACTGGTTACACTGGTTATACTGGATACACTGGTTATACTGGTCCAACAGGAGTTACTGGTTATACTGGATACACGGGATACACTGGATACACGGGATACACTGGCTACACGGGATACACTGGTTACACTGGTTATACTGGATACACTGGTTATACTGGTTACACTGGTTATACTGGATACACTGGTTATACTGGTCCAACGGGAGTTACTGGTTATACTGGATATACTGGTTACACGGGATACACTGGTTATACTGGTTATACTGGTTACACTGGTTATACTGGTTACACGGGTTATACTGGATACACTGGTTATACTGGTCCAACAGGATTTACTGGTTATACTGGATATACTGGATATACTGGCTACACGGGATACACTGGTTATACTGGTTATACCGGATATACTGGTTATACTGGTTATACTGGTTATACCGGTTATACAGGTTACACAGGTTATACTGGTTATACTGGTTATACTGGTTATACTGGATATACTGGGGCAACCGGTGTAGCAGGATTAATTTATGATGAAGCAATTAAGGCTGATACCTCTCTATGGCAAGGTACTAAAGGTACCGCATGTGGATGGCAAGACGGAACTCCTTTAATTAGAACTCAAACAGCTCCTTATAATGGACCGAATTATGCAAATATAGGTTATTATAGTTGGGTATGTGGAGATATTAATCATCCTCATAATAGTTTATGTGGTATATATGATGCTAATACACCAGCTATATATTTTGCGCAAGGTCTTCTTGGTGTAGATAATGCTGTAGCATTACCTCGTAATGTTGCTGGTCCGTTTAATTACGATCCAAACCCACCTTTATCAGGTTTAGATTATCGGTGGCCAGGAGGCGCTATGCCTGTACCATTAGACCCAAGATGTTATTTCTTATGTAATAGTACTTGTATAATTGGTGCCACACCATTACAATCAATAGATCTAAGCTTGAATGTTTTAGAAGATGGTACATATATTGCTGAAGCAAATTTTGTTTTAAATATTACATGTAAATGGCGTAAGTTTAATACTGCTCCTTCTTTCCCATTTGAAGATTTTGCATTATTTGGACAGTTTCATAGTGAGAAAATTAGTAGTAATACTGGTCCAGTGCCTAATTTAGGGGCTGATAAGTTTGAGTTCGAGAATGTAGGTCGTTCCGCTGATTCTACTGGTCAAATAAACAAGGATAAAGATTTCGCCGGGGATTTGATAATTTCATACTCAAATTTAGATACACAATCTCAAAGTAATGTTAATCGCAAAGGATATAGTGAAACACTTACAACAGGTATAATTATAGATACAAAGCCAGGAGGGACGAATTATAGTTTTCCAATTTGTTTCAGAAAACGTGTATTTGTTGGACAAGGTAGACCGATATATTTAGCATTATCTTTAGTTAGAAGCCCTTCAGATATAATGGATTCGTCATATAATGAATGGGTGGGTAATGGCGCTCCACACCCTATTAATGGATATAGGTATGATTTGGATTTTCCTCTACCATTTGAATATAATATTATTTATGAGCCATTTACAGCAAATAGTAATATTTCAGGTAATATATCTAATTGGCAAGGAATAGCTGGATTTAGTACAAATCTTTCTTTATCAAGCCTGTTATAATATACATAATTTTATAGTGAATATATATATAATATTATGCCGTGGTACAATGGAAAGTTTTTTTTTGACAAGGATAAAATAAATATGAGTGAACAGCGATTTAATGCTTTACCTCCACCAAATCCAACATCAAATAATTTATTAGTATATAATAATACTACTAATGAAGTTAATTCAAGACTTGTTTCATCATTACCAGGAGGAGGAGCCGCTCCTACTACTTCTGGTGCTGCTACAAGTAATACATTTTATGTAACTTTTCAAACAAGCCAGGATAAAAAAGTAAACAGCGACCCATTATATGATGATGGTATAGTTAGATTTGGATGGGACGCTCCCGGAAATGATATAGAATTTTACCTCATACCTGGTTCAGAACCTTCCGGCATTAATCCAGCAACTGGTCTCCCATGGGGACCCATTCCCCCTCTGGGTACAGGCACACCGTCAAATGGATTATCCGCAAATGTTTGGAATATGGATGGTGGTTTGCCTTCCATTTCAACCTTTATTTTCCCAGGTACAATATACGATTTAGTTCCAGCTGGTATTTTTCCATTAGAAAGAGCATGGGGGACAATTAGTCCTTATTATAACGGCGCACAGCCTCATAAAGTCCCAAATTTTTTCTCAGGATATAATCCCACCAATTCATATATTGGAGTCGGTCCACCGTTTCCTATTTATAACTTTATATATCATAATTTAGGGGTGTCAGATAATGTAACATTACAAATTGAGCGAATAGATAATCCTCCTTAATTAACGAATATTAATGTTTTTATCATATTTATATATAATATACCAAATATGATGAATAATTTTAGGACCATGCCCAAAATAATGTATACACCATTTGCATCATTGACTAACCAAATATTAGATCCATCCTGGAACGGTGTTATGGGGGAAACGGGGGAAGGATTCGAGAAAGGATTCGAAAATACTGCCGGACATCTCATTGGTGTGCTTGAGGGTATCACTGGTTATGGTGCCGTAATGCGTGGTCCAACGGGAATAGGACCGACGACAGATACACTAGGTGGTCAATCTGGATATATGATGGCGACATGGTGGCCTTATACTCCTATTTCGGAAGGAGATGGTAAAAACCACCCCAAAGACTTTTTCGAACAAAACGGCGTAGCAGGCGTAGGACCACAGAAGATTTGGAGAAGAAAATATTATATTCCACAGGGTGTTTTAGGAAGGGATGCGTCCGGAAACCCATATCCCTCTACAAAATTTACAAAAGGAACAACCGGAAGATATGATCCAAGGGATACACACGACACATCAATCACTATGGAAATATCAGGTAATATAATTTTGGCTCCTGCAAAAGATGGTGTAGGAGGGAATTTAACATGTGTTTTGTGCGAGGCTCCAAAGATTATAGCAACAACCTCGGTATCAGTTGGGGTCTCCTCTGGGATTCCATCCGCGGTCAGTGCTGATCCAAATAATATTTTATATGTTGAGGGCAATACCGTTGTTAAAAAAAACATAACAGCTTATTATTCAGATGAAAGATTAAAAACTTTTAAGGGTACTATAAAAAATCCCATAGAAAAAATAAAACAACTTAATGGTTATTATTTTGTAGAAAATGAACTAGCCAAGTCTTTAGGATATAATAACGATAAAATACAAGTTGGTGTTAGTGCGCAAGAAGTTGAAAAAGTTTTGCCTGAAATAGTAACCCAGGCACCAGTTGGTAAAGAATATAAAACAGTATGGTATGAGAAATTGACACCGTTATTAATCGAGGGCGTGAAAGAACAACAAAAACAAATAGATGAACTGAAAATTTTAGTAGCGTCGTTAATGAAAAAATAATTTATTAAATTTAATATATATATTTAATAAATGTCTTCTACTATCCCGACAACTAATATATCATTTTCGGATATTTACAATGTTTATAATGATGCCTCTGCAACAGGTGGAACAAAACACGAAGATTTGGCCGTACGAGTTCCAATAAGCATGGGTGATTTAATAAGCGCAACACGTCCGTCAACCGATACAATGGCGTCATTAACAACAATCATGGATAGAAAATTTAATAGTCTATCTATTCAAAAAATTTTAGCCAACAGTGGAAATAAAAACGGTACAAAACCCCACGCTAGAGGTATTCACGGAAATATTGTGGCAGACCTAAATCGTTTGGACTTTAAATGGGAAGAGATTAGTGACGATACAACAGCAGATTATGTACGAAATGGTGTAACTTATCAATTTAAATCTGGAAACCAAACTGAATCCTCTTCATATTCTTATATGTTAATAGAAAATACACTAAAAGAATATATAAAAATTAAATGGTTTAGAAGTTCAGAGGCCAAATATGATAATTTATATATTTGGAAAAGTAATACGGCGGATGAATTCGACGAAGATGACGTTCTTACAAATGATACAAATGTGGATGGTTGGTTGCAATTATTAGGCGATGTTACTTCCCCGCCTTCTGAAACAACGGATAGTGGAAGCATTAATAATGGTATAACACAAGAATTTAATAGCAAATACGTAGTAATATATTACTATAAAGATAGTTCGTTAAATCGAGAAGAAGATACGGCGTGGTTTTCGATAACAAACCAATCTGGAGAAGATTTAAATGTTAAAAATATAGATAGTGTAGGTGATTCGGGATTGGTTCCAAAAAATTGGACTGCTCCATCAAGCGGAACGGGAGAAAATATAATACAAAATAATGGAAGTATAATATTAGATTCTACAACGAAAAACAAATTATATACACCTATAAGTAAATTTTCTTTTTCAGATGGCCCAAATGATTTACCTGCTCATGATAACACTTCGTCAAATGGGGCAATCATTTTTGATGCTGGAGCGGGTAATACATGGGAGATAGATGTAGGAAGTTATACATTTCCTTATGCTTCTTCAGGGTTTAGTTTATTTGGACAACTTAAAATAGAATCAAAAGCAAACGCATCTGATTATTTTTCCAATGTAAGCATATCTGGTTTGGCGAACATAAGATATGGGCAGAGAGTTCCTTCGAGTTTGAGATGGACGACTCCTGGTCACGTATTTCCATCGTATAATGGATCGCCATCGTATTATATATTTGAAGATGGGACACAAGCTTTTAATACATCCGGTTCTTCTTTATTATGGATAAATAAAAGATATATTAAATTTACTTATGATAATAATGTTGACGGCAGCAACTATGCTGGAACGTTCAAAGGTTGGTTATTTAATCTACAAGTTAGAGATTCTACAGGAAACGCAGATGTTATAAATGATTATAGTTCTGGGGATGTCGTAACAACTCAAGTAGTTAATATTAAAGATGATTTTATGGGAAGAACTAAAAATTATGACCCATCAATGCAAATAGTAGAATATACAGGCAGTGCTTATACAACCGCTATTGAAAAAAATTCTTTACTTGGGAGTGGAAATTTGGGAATTGGATTGAAAATACCTGGAGGCGTGTATGGATTGACCGATTCTGATATTACTATTTTTGATAGTGATGGAACAGAAACTATAACGGGGGTTTCTGCGGCGAGTGGTGTTACAGAAACGAATTTTTCAGTTACACCCCCAACAGGCTCGAGGGCTTATAAATTACGAATTCGTGTAAAGGGAAACACTTTTTACGATTCTGTAAAAATATGGAATAAACCAAGTGATAATGATTTTTGTTGGTATTGGAACATGCCCGTAATAACAATAACATCGACAAGTGTTGAACTTTCAGGGACGACTGGGTCTCGAACAATACGTATTAACGTGTCTTGTCAACATAGATTTGATATTTCCAAAGTATTGGTTGAAAATGTGTTAACCAATGCTATTATGGTTGGAAATATTACTGTTCTTGATGGAAGCAAAAATGCTATATTTGATATAAAAGCTGATGTCCCAACACCTCCGGAAGTCATAACTCAAGTAATACTAAATATTCCAAAAGCCGACATATACGAACTTGATTCAGGATATCGTTATACTTCTTATGCAGATATAACACCTTTTACTTTTGGATATGAACCGGACATCACTGGTCCTGTCTTAAATGTTATATCTTTTACAAGTAATAATTCCAACACTTCTGTAGCAAAAGTGGGTGATATAATAACATTATTAGTGGCTTCTAATGAGGCTTTGAATACATCCACGGGGGTGGGAGTGGTTAAATTTAGAGATAGTTTGGGTGTGGAAGAGGAAGCTCAAGCTATTTCTTATCCCAGTGCAACAACACTTAATGCGACATATACAATTGAATCGACAGTACAACCAGGACCTATAAGTATAAGCAAAATAACAGCACAAGACGTAGCTAATAATCAAAGTACATTGGAAGCTACAGATTCTATTCTGTTATACGGGAATTTTAATTTTGCGGATACAACAGCACAATACGAAAAAGGATATAATTTCACACCCACTGCTCCAACGGGTATTGATAGTAACGGAGATTTTCTAACAGTTACTGGTCCATCAGAATCTTTTCCTGTTTGGTCTGATTTGACTCATAATACTACAACTAGTTTGACTTATACCGGAACGGACCCTGCTGGACAGACTAGACAATCAATATTAACAGTTTCCACTATAGATACGGTAGGACCAACTGTAGTTATTTCTTACGATGGGACAAAAACTCTTGGAAATAAAACTATTACATTCACATTTACAGAATTGCCTATTGGTTTTGAGAGAAGGGACATAACTATTTCCACTGAGCCACGCGGGTTGGTGGCAAATATTACAGATCCTACAACTTCAGGCTTAGTTCGAACAGTATTATTTTCCCCATCAGCCTTAGGTATTTATACATTAAGCATAGCGGCAAATAAATTAACCGACGCAGCTGGAAACGATAATGTAGCATCTAATAATTTAGAAATTAATCTGGATACAATATTACCCATTATTATAGGTAAAGAGACACGTGAAGAAACCACACTGCCCATATATGAATGGTACAAATACAGTTTATCTGCATCTTTTTATACATGGCAGGAGCTGGAAGAGGCAGAATTTCCTGCCGGAAGTATTATAAAATCTATAGCGTTTAAAATGACTTCAAGATATGATATTGGTGGTTCGCGGAAACGACCTATACAGATTTACATTAGAAACGAGACAACAATGCCTGTCTATTCCACCAATTATGATAAAGGGACCCTAATATTTGACGATGATTGGGTTTTAAGTGCTGGAATGAATGATAAATGGAAGGAAATTCCATGTAATTTTCTTACAGATCCCGGACAAGGTATATTAATCACTTGTTATGATTCAACAGGTTCTTATACTTCTAATGGGAGATATTCATCAGCGGAATGTTCGTTCTCGTCAAATTCAAGAAATTATTACAGTGATTCTACTAATCCAGGTATAAGAGAGGTCAAATTGTCGCAGATGTCTGTGAGAATGAACTTAAAAATAGTAATTTGATTAAATATAATATATTTTATATATATATATATATCAAAATGTCTGTAAATATCGATATAGTAAAACAAAAATTTGGTAATATGTCTGCAACTGTAAGAATTTGTAATGATATTAGTGGGGGGTATTTTGAAGTATTAGTAGAAGATATTACATCTCAAAATAGTAAGGATGAGTGCGAAACATTGGTTTTAACACATATTTTACCTTATTATCCAATGACTATATCGTCTAGATATGAATACAATCCAGAAAAAAAATTAGGTTTATTTAACGGTCTTTATATGAAATCAACTGTTAATAACTAATAACAATTTCTTGATAACATTTCTCTCTTTTATAAATTTTGTATTTATCCAGATTTTTACAAACTAACATAAAAAATCTCTCCAGTTCCAAATCAGAACAGTCCATCATTGAATAACATTTCATTTTATCATATTTTTTCTCATCCAGTATATTTTGCAATTGTTTTGTTGATATTTTATTTTCCAACACTAAAATATCATTATTATCATCTTTATATAAGTTTTCTATTTCCGCTTTTCCCAGGTTTTCTAATCCTATAATACATATTTGGGTTGTTTTATTTGGATTAATTATCACATTGGAAAATTTATGTATATATTTCAATTCCCTCTTCCAAATCTGAGAATGATTGCGTCTGTAGTCAATGTTTTCAAATGCATTCATCGCTTTCATTTTATTATCAAGATCAAAAAATTCATAAAATTGTGGAGAAATAAAATAAGGACCCAATTTATTGATCTCCCCATTTCGAATAAGAGAGAAATTATTATTATCTTTGTTCATAAATTGAATATACGCGAATTTATCGATTTTAGCCACTTTAGTATTTATACATGTTTTCAATAAAATTTCATAATCATCACATATAGGAAGCATTTCACTATAACTACCCATATCCATTAACGTTTTTCTTCTCCAAATTCTTGGATGATTGGGACAAGCAACCAAATTCGATAATGTTATATTATTTATGTTCGGCGTTAAACAAACATTAAACCATTTACCATTAAATTTTTGCGTGATATACCCCCCATAACCTAAACTCAAAAAATCACCATATGAAAAATCACTGTAATCCTCATAAACATTTGAAGTATGCATGTAAACAAATCCTATTTCTGGGTCTTTTTCAAATACATTATACGCGTCAATCAAGCAATCCGGTAAAATTATATCATCGTGGTCCAATTCAATCAAATATTTTCCTCTACATAACCCTATTGTTTCATTTTTTACATTTCCTATATTACCACTGTTTTGTGACCTTTTATACAATCGAACCTTGTAATCATCTTTAAACATTTTTTTTAAATACTCAAAATGTTTATCATCAGGGGAATCGTCCATTATAACCCATTCCCAGTCTTTTAATTTTTGAGATTTTACACCGTCATATGCTCTTGTTATTTTTTCATATGAGTTGTAACAACTCGTAAATATAGAAAATTCTGGACGCGTTGTTTCTCTGAAACGCAAACTGTTATCAATATAACAATAATTAACATTATACGAAAATTGATTAATATCCGTTAAAGAAGTCTTGTGAATCCACCTCGAATTAAATCTTTTAACCATGTGGGGAACAATTAATTTCAAATATTCTTCTTGTGTTTTACCATACGTCACCAAAATATGATGGTTTTCGGAAAATAATTTTTGTATATCTTCTGGATTATTTGAAATTTCGATAGAACAGTCAAATTTATCCAAGTTTTCTTTAACAAAATCATCTACTTCATTTTTGTATTCATCTTTTCTCAACAAAATAACTTTGGGATATTTCATTTGTGTTAAAATAGCAATAGTATTTTAAATAATTATTATAAATTATTAATTAAAGCATATTATCCAAAGATTATTATAATGGATATTACCATAAAAGAAATAAAAAAGCAAACAATATGTTTGAATATGATAGTTAAAGATGAGGCACATGTAATATGTGAAACTTTTGATAATTTATTGAAATATTTTGTTTTTGATTATTACGTCATTTGTGATACGGGGTCAACAGATGGCACACAGCAAAAAATCAAAGAATATTTTAAAAACAAAGGCATCAAAGGAGAGATTCACGAATGCGAATGGAAGGATTTCGGGCATAATAGGAGCGAAGCATTAGAGAAAGCCTACAATAAAACAGATTATTTATTGATATTTGATGCTGACGATAAAATTCATGGCGATTTCGAATTACCAAATGAGTTGAATCGCGATATGTATCATCTGCAATTTGGAGATAATGGTGGCTCTTTTGTTTATAAAAGACCACTGTTAATCAATAATAGAAAACGGTTTTCATACAAAGGTGTATTGCATGAATTTCTCGCACCAATGGAGTCGAATATATCACAGGGAATGATTGTAGGCGATTACGGTGTCGAATCGGGAAAAACAGGAAACAGAAGTCAAGATCCAGATAAATACAAAAAAGACGCCATTATATTGGAAAAGGCATATCATTCTGAAACAGACAAAGGTCTTAAAAATAGATACGCGTTTTATTGTGCGCAAAGTTTCAAAGACTCCAATAATAAAGACAAAGCAATCGAATGGTACAAAAAAACCCTTGAATCGGATAGTTGGCACCAAGAAAAATATTATTCGGCTTTAACAATCGGTTATTTATACAATGATAAAAATGAAAAAGAAAAGGCCATTCACTATTGGTTAAAAACGATTGAATACGACATTGAGAGAATTGAAGGAGTTGTGATGGCTTGTGAAGAATATCGAAATCGGAAAATGCATAATATGATTATTACACTATACGAAAGGTTTAAAGATTATAAAAAAATTAATAATAATAATTTATGTGAAAAATTATTTCTAGATAAAAGCAGATATGACGATAGATTAGAACTACTTGCTTCAATAGCAGCCGGGTATTCAGACAAACCACATATAGGATTTGATGCTTGTGTAGAAGTTGTTATTAACCAATCTAAAAAACCGCAAATAAATCAAGGATTAATTAATGCAGTTTTATTTAATTTAAATTTTTATACTAAATTTTATAACGATAAAAGAGGATTAGAATTTTTTTATGCGTTGGATTTAATTTATTCCAAAATGGACAATATCGAAAAGATACACATTGGTGCGTGGGAATTTATTTATTCAAAAGTTTCTCATTTATTAACTGAAAAAAAAGAACTGCGTCATACGCCCGTAAATAAAGACAAACCTTGGATTATAATTACATTTACAACTTGTAAACGTCTGGATTTATTTAAACAAACTATTAATTCTATATTAAATCACTGGGAAGATTATGAAAAAATAGATTATTGGTTTTGCGTCGACGATAATTCTTCTGACGAAGATAGAGAGAAAATGAGAGAAATTTGTCCCTGGATGGAATTCAATATGAAAACACCTGATAAAAAAGGGCACCGAGAAAGCATGAATATTATATGGGAAAAGTTGAATACATTAAAGCCCAAATATTGGATTCATATGGAAGATGATTTTGTATTTCATAAAAAAATGCCGTATATTAAAAAAGGCATTGAAGGATTAGACAAATTTAAAAGTAAAAATGTAAAACAAGTTTTATTTAATAGAAATTATGCGGAGAGAATAGATGGGTATAGAATAAAAGGACATGAAAAATTAGACGATGGGTTTTCCATGCACAAACATAATAATGAAAAGGTAAACTACATTAATTGTCATTATTGGCAGCATTACAGCTTCCGTCCATCTATAATAGACGTTGAAACAATTTTATCATTGGGCAATTATGATTCTGAAAACCAATTTTTCGAAATGGATTACGCTAATAAATGGAATAAACATAACTATAAATCAGCGTTTTTTGATTTTATTACAAATAGGCATATTGGACGATTAACATCGGAGAGAAATGATAAGAATAAACCAAATGCGTATCAATTAAATGAAGAAAGTCAATTTACCAAAGAAAAAAAATCTCATATTAAAATTGTTAATATGGACCGGCGAAAAGATAGAAAAAATGCGATGATAAAAAAATTACAAGAACAAAATATAAAAAATTATGAATTTATAAAAGCAGTAGATGGTAAAGAATTAAAACCTACAAAACAAATTGATGAATTGTTTAAAGGAAATGATTTTGAATATAGAAGAGGTATAATAGGATGTGCTTTGAGTCATTATAATTTATGGGTTAAACTATTGAATGACCCGGATAATAATTATTACATAATTTTTGAAGACGATATCGAGTTTACAGACAAGTTTAATAAAATATTTCCCGAATTAGAAAAAAGTGGATGTTTTTCCACATCTGAATGTATTATGTTGGGGTATCATATGACTGACGAGGATAGAAAAAAGTTGGATATAAATAATAATAATGAAATAAACATAGAAAAAATAAATAAAGACTTTTACAAAGGTGGTACATTTGCTTATAGTATAAATAAACAAGGTGCGAAAAAAATAGTAGATTATATTTCAAAAAATAACATTAAAAACGGGATTGATACCGTTATGGGCAAAGTAGATACATTGGTTATGGGTCAATTAAATCCCCAATTGATCACATCGGCGTGGGTTAAACCCGATACACCCGGGGATTCTGATATAACATCAAAAGGCTGGACCAGATTAATTTATAAAGATTTAACTGATGAATTTGTTTTTATTAAGGGTGTTGACCACCATGGCGATGATTGTTACTATAATAATAATTTTTCAATACAAGAAATGATGGAACATGCTTATTATAATGATGAATGTGTTGGGTTTAATACATTGGGTTTTTTCAAAAATACAGTCGAACTTTTGAAACCATCGCATTTTTTCTCGGATACAGATGGTATGTATGTTAAGAAAAGTATAGTTAATAGTTTACAAAGCCAAATTAAAGAAATAGAGGAAACACACAAGCGGTTTTTAAAAAATGAGACAACATGGGGGAATTTAACATTATAATAAAAGATAAAATTTAAAATTAAACATTAAAGAGTTATTATAATCTAATAATGGATAAATCAATTATTTTACAAGATAATTATAATAAAAAAATAGACAGCACGCATAAAATTAAAATTATCAACTTGAAACGCCGTGTAGACCGAAAAGAAGCAATGGTAAAAAAATTAAAAGAAAATAACATACAACAATATGATTTTATTGAGGCAGTTGATGGTATGCAATTAAACCCTACAAAAGAATTAAACGATTTGTTTAAAGGAAACGATTTTGATAGCAGGCGAGGATTTATTGGTTGCGCCTTGACGCATTATAATTTATTTTTATCACTATTACAAGACACCCACAATGATTATTATATTATTATGGAGGACGATATAATTTTTTGTAAAGATTTCGATAAAAAAATTATAAAATTAACAGAAGAGAGGATTTTTGATAAAATAGATCTATCCTTATTGGGTTATTCAATGTATGAAAAACAAAGAAACAAATATAAAGATATATATGATAATTCTGGTTCAATATTAAACATTCAACCATATAATAAACAATTGTATATTGGTGGTTTTTTTTGTTATAGTATTAATAAATTAGGTGCTTATAAAATGGTTGAATATATAAAAAAAAATGGAATAAAACATGGAATAGATTATTTGATAAAAATTATACCTGGATTAAAAATAGCAGAATTGCAACCTCAAATGGCTTTTACAAAATGGCAAGAAACTACAGTAGCAATTGATACGGATATTCAAAATAACTATTTGCAATTGATTTATAAACGACTAGATAATGAATTTATTTTTATACAGGGTCTAGACCAATGTGATTGCGATGTTGATTTTCATTCTAATAGTTCATTAACGGAACAATTTGAAAAAGCATATTATAATAATAACTGTATAGGATTCAATACTCTAGGATATTTTAAATCGCAAATTATAGAATTAAAATCCTCACAGTGGTTTTCAAAAAAGGACGGTATTTATATAAAAAAAACTTATTGGGAAAAAATAAAACACAACCACATTAAAGAAAATAAATTAAACATAAATAATTTTTTTGATAAAATACTAGTAATAAATTTAAAAAAATCGCGAAATAGGTGGAAAAACATTGTTAAAACATTTAAAAATTTAGGTATTTATAATTATGAAAGATTTGATGCTGTTGATGTAAAAAAAGCTTTAACATATAAGTGGAAAATTCCAAGGTCACATCAAAATAGAAAAAATATTACTGAAAACGTCATGAAAAGACAATTGGCGTGTAAATTAAGTCATTATGAAGCCATTAAACTTTCAAAAAAAAGAAATTACAAAAATGTACTAATATTGGAAGATGATTGTGAACTCAGCAAGGCAAATTTAATCCGATTAAATAAAAATTTAAACTATATAGATAACATATCGGTAGAATGGGATATGTTATATTTGTATGGTAAATTTTATAGATTTGATAAACATATAATTGAAAATATATATTATATGAATTACTCGTGCATGACTTCATCATACGCAGTAAATAATAATATTTACGATAAAATATTAAAAAGTATTGAACAAAATTATAATGAACCGATTGATGATATTTATTGTAATAGAGTATCTCAATATGCAACCATAATTGGTATATATCCTTTTATTACTCATACAGGAAATTTTAAGAGTACAATAGATGGTAATTGGATTAGAATAAAAATGATAGGAGGTTCAATGGATTCCAAAACACTTTGTTCCCACTGGAAAAACATGTGTGAAGAAGGTTTAACATGGAAAAATATAGAAATCACACATGAAGATGATAACATTGATTATTACGTTATTATCAATAAACCCATTGGTAATTCAAAATACATCCCAGAAAAAACGATACTATTTCAAATGGAGCCATGGATTGAGGATTTATCTAAAAATTGGGGCGTTAAAACATGGGGAGAATGGGCAAATCCCGATGAAGAAAAATTTCTTTATGTTGGAAATCATAAAAAATCTTTGAATAATGTCCAATGGTGGGTAGATAATAAAACTTTGACTATTCCCGAAACAAGAAAAGATAAAATCATATCTATATTAACTCAGAAAATTTTTGACGAAGGTCATATTAAACGAATTGAATTTTCTAAAAATGAATTAATAGATGTTTTTGGGAGAGAAAATTACCACAATTTAGATAATTACATAGGAAAATTAAAAAATGATAAAAAAGATAGCGAATTAGTGAACTACAAATATTGCTTGTCTGTTGAAAACAATAGTGAACACAATTATGCTACAGAAAAATTATGGGACGGTATTATGGCGGAGTGCTTATGTTTTTATTGGGGATGCCCCAATCTCGAAGAATATATTGATTCTAAAGCATTTGTTAGATTACCTCTGGAAGACATGGAAAAATCGCTCCAAATTATAAAAAAAGCAATTGAAGAAGATTTATGGAGTCAACGAATAGATATCATTCGCAAAGAAAAAGATAAATTATTAAATAAATTAGGATTTTTTTCAAATTTGTTATCAATAATAAATACAAATGAAGAAAAAAAATAATTTAAAAGGAAATATTATATTATAACTATAAATGTCTGAACAAACCACTCAAACTCAACCCGAGCCAGCACAAGAAGATGACGCGACCAAACAGGTAAATTTGCTTGATATTGAAATCAAAGACGAAAATGACGCTTTAAATGTAATGGTAGGATTTCTAGGCTTAGCGCAAAAACGCGGGGTTTTTGCGATCAACGAATCGTCCAAAATTTTTGAGTGCATTAAAAAATTTCAAAAAGGTCAATAATTATTCCAAAATATTGAATATAATTTTGCTCTTTTAAAATCATCACAAGAGCATTGAAAAATATCCCAAGTAATTTTATATGTTCTATCTGGTATAAGTGATTGTTGTATAAATTCAATGGGTAAAATTTTATTTTTTGTTGAACCAATAATATTGATATTATTGTTTGAAATATTTATTGGGTCTACCCCTTTCAATAAATATTGTTTTTGTACTTCTACTTTCATAGTAGCTCTAACTGGTCTATTAGTGATAATTTTTTTCCATTTTATTAAACGATAATTTAATACAATTGGACTTTCTTTAAAACTATTCATAATTTTATATATATTTTCTCGAACTGGGGATATTGTTAGACAAAGGCTTGTCTTACCTACATAAGACCATATTTTAAGAATAATATCTATATTTATACGTTCCATTATATAATGTTAAAATATTATATAATAGTATATATGTTTTCACTGGTTACACTATTGGGTAAGAAGGTTTTGTCGCAATACCACAACTATTATTGCGATTCCGAACCATTCGAATATAACCATCCATTCCCCAAGATTTACCCCAACTATTCTTCACAGTCCAAAAATCAGTTCCGTTTTCAGTACTCCCATATCCCACAACTAACACCCCGTGGTCCAATATGGTTGTGGAACAATTCGGATTATAGTAAACTCCTTCCTTATAGAATTGGAAATCTGGATTCGAAGCATCAATCGCAACAGAGACAGGTCCGATTGTTGCAACAGCTTCCTTTAACCCATTCTCTCCCCCAAGAACATCCTTATGATGTGAAAATGCGGCGCGCACTTTTGATTTTGTAAAATTACAAGGCCCATCAATCGGTTGATATGGGTATTCTGATTCTGTTTCCATTCCATTTTGAATAGCATATTCAAACGCATTATCCATCCAGCCTCCACCGCATCCAGAATCTCGTTTATCACAATCCACAATTTGCGACTCGCTTAAACTAAGTAAATCTCCTGTTTTTTTAGCATGCTGTCCCTCCATTGAACCAACCGCTGAAAACGCCCAACAAGATCCACATTGTTGTTGGTTTTTCACAGGAGTTACAATTCCCGAATTCCTCCAATCGACACTATCGGGCAATCCAGCTTTTTCTTCTTTTAAAACAGGTTCGTCAAATTTTGTGATTGATAAATGGAAATTGAAATTTCTTTTACCCGTTAAAAAATATATATCTTCGTCTGCAAAATGATTCAATTCTAGTGTATATTCATTATTTTGCGAATTGTGCGTATTAATATAGCCGCGATTATTTAGCCAGTTTTTATAATAATGCCCAATATCCGTCTTTTGTGAACTAAGATATGTTTTATTGAATTTTACACGCCAATCATGAAATTCTTTTAATTCGTCAAACTTTATAGGATCGATGGTTTTATAACATCCCGTTATATGAGGCAATAAACTTAGAAAACAATACATATAATTCATCATAATAAATTTAATATACCAAACTCTTTATATAATTTTGATTTATTAAAAATAATATAATATCAATATGATTATATATGTCTTCCCGAGACACAGACTTTGATAACTTAAAAAGAAATTTCGCACAAATCCAATATAAACATTTGATGGAAGAAGAATGGAACAAAAAATATGTTGGATTACCTTATCAAGCAAAAATTAACTTAGCTGATAGAATTTTGACCCAGAAAAATTTTCCATCAGGACCTTCTGCTGAGGTCATTCGTAGATTCAAAGACAGTATTAGAAGTCAAAAAGAACTAGTGCAAAAACAAAAAAAAGCTTATGAAGAACGAAAGAAACGAGAAGCTGTTATGGAAAATTCAATGCGCGAAGCCAGAAGAAACGCCATGGTTTACGCTAACAATATTTCAAATAAAATACCAATCGCACAAGTAGCCGAAGGCAAATCCGAAGGCAATTCCGAAGGCAATTCCGAAGTTGTAGCGCGCGTTATCACACCTTCTGTCGGAAAGCACAAGAAGAAGAGCACTGGTTGTTTCGGCAAATGGTGTAGTAAAGACGATGCTTTAGACGGAGGTCGTAAAAGAACAACCCGCAAACGAAGAAGACGCAAGAAAAGAAAAACCAGAAAGAAGCGAACATACAGAAGCAAGACCAGGCGCCGAAAAAAAAGAACTAAACGGAAAACCAGAAAACGAAGACGTTAGTTTATTTCTAATTGGACGTTTTGTTTTTCCTCTGTTAATTCAACCATTTGTTCTCTCCTCATAGATACAATATTACTTTCACATCTTTTTTTTAATCTTATGATTTTCTGTATTTTTTCAATTTGGTCGGTGGTGTATTGGATATTTTCTTGTTTAACATAATATCTCAATATTTTTAACATCAACTTAACCAAGGTATTATTACATATTTGAAAAATTTTAATAATACCTCCAGTAATACCTATAATTTCTATCCACGTATGTGTGAAATTCGCATTAAGTTGGTAAAACCAATATTCAGACAATGCTCCAGTTAAGATTGTATTTGTTATTATTAGCACCCAAACCAATATACACTGAAATTTTTTCTTTATTGATTCATCTACTTCGTAATTGGGTAGTTTTTTTTCGTCTATAAATAAATCTTCATAGTATAATGGCCTTGAAGCAGTATGGTAAACCATAAACGGAAAATTCCAAAAAATTATAAAAAATACAAAAGAAATAAGAAATGGTAAATATACATAATCTCGGGCTTCTTCATACAACAATAATGCTATTACACCAACTCCGGGTAAAAACCATCTTTTAATTTGTATTTTTTTACAACAACATTGTTTATTTTTACACATATTATTAAAATGAAATACTTATTTAAATTCATTTTAATATATTTATACACGGTAATACATCAGAATTTGATACCCTTCTTTAAAATTAAAGAACATGTTGTGTTGTTCTGCGAATCTCCACTTTACATCTTTATTTAATCTATTTTTCCATCCAAAGGGTTGCATGGGTGAATAACTTGCCCCGTCAAATCCATATTCTTTTCCATTACATGTAATGCATGCGCTAAAATGGTGTTTCTTTATATTTCTTATAATTACGGCATCAAGTTTATATGTGATTTTTTCCTTTTCATTAAAAATAAATTTTATACTTTGTTGTTTTTCAACACTGGAAACAGTATCAGAATATGATACAAATAATACCTTGGGTAAGATATTATTATTGTGCCATGTATTAAATGTATTAGACATCTCCGCTGTTGCCTCGTTTTTTGACGTTATAAATTTACCATCTCCTCCAAATCTTATCTGTCCCCAAGATAAGAAATTGCCCGGCAACAAGTTATAAATAGATTTATAAAATGTGAAAGGATTAAATGCTGTTTTAGTTTTGACCAAATTTTTGGGGTCGACCATGAATATTAATCTAATAATTTCATTTGTATCCATCAAGCTAGAAAAACGAACACCATTGTCTCCTATTCTGCTACCATAAATAGAAGCATCAATCATTTTGTTTAATAACCATAATGGTTTTTTTAGCTTTTTATTTATTTCTTTTCCATTTGGGTCCACTCCAGTGATCATCGTCTGTCTGAACCATCTATTGAATTTTCTACCTTTGTCGCTAATAAACCACGCCATAAAAAATGTGTTCATCCAACAGTTTGACTGGAATTGTTTTGGTGCTATAATATTATCACATTTTATAGGTCGATTGGATAGTAAATTATCCAACAAAACCTTTTTAGCTTTTTTGCTTGTCCATTTCATGCATTTATTTTTGTTTTTTATCTTTACAACAATATCCATTCCATCGCAATTATGAATATATGATTTTGGTGTAATCTCTCTTAAAGTTAAGAGTTTTTTATTAACACTGGGGGAATATTCATCTTTTTTGATACTATCCATTTTTTTTTCCAATTTAACGATACTTTGACGGAGTGATGGTGTAATTGTTTTTATAACCTCGGTTTTTTGTTTTCTTTTAACCGTTTTCTTCTTCTTCTTTGTCTTCTTTGTCTTCTTTTTAACTGTTTTGGGTGGGTTATTACACCTATTTGTTTTTTCGTTGCATATTTTATTTTTTAAAGCACACTCCTCTTTTTTTTTCGCAGAACATTTTTCGGTTTTAGTAGCAGTCTTCATTCTCCACCGCCTCGGTTGACGTTGATCTGACCATGGAGAATACGAGGGAGAACGAATTTGGAAAGTTTGCTTCAATGATTGTTTTCTTTTAACCGTTTTATTCTTCTTCTTTGTCTTCTTTTTAACCGTTTTGGGTTTATTACACCTATTTGTTTTTGTGTTGCATATTTTATTTTTCAAAGCACATTCCTCTTTTTTTTTCGCAGAACATTTTTCGGTTTTAGTAGCAGTCTTAATTTTTTTCGTTTTTATTCTACATCTGCATTTTTCATTTCCTACGTCATACACTAATTTACCAAATTCACAATATGGTTTTTTATAAATATAAGACATGTTTGATATATAATTATCAAATATTAATTTATTATATTATATATATAAAAATATGGATTCCATAATACCACCAACCGACACTCCTAAAATCCCTAGTTTATCCAAAAGCATTGGTGTTTCCGAAATTAAATCAGAGTGGCCATCAAGTCCAAAACTTAATTTATCCGAACAAATGAATGTATGGACAATAATGAAAATTTTGGCCATTGTAATTATAATAGCTGCTTTAGGGTTTAATGTATTCTCATATTTATCACAAGGCACAGATTATTTAAGCAATATGGTGAAATCAGTTGCTTCCATCTTACCTGCTGGGTTAGCCAAAACTTTAAATTTAAGTGTTGCCGGGACAAAATTAGGGACGGATGTAGCAGCGGGAACGATAAAAGATGTTGGGAAAATAGTAACAGAAATACCTAAAGCTGGTCTTCCGGAATTAAAATCAAATGCTGTATCAACAAAAAAACAGTCTTATGATAAAGTCAATAACAAACAGTTATCTGATGCTGTAGATAAGGGACGCGAACCATCAAAAAAGAATATACCACAACAAGATAAAAGCAGCGGCGGCAGTATTCAAAACCAACATGGTAAAAGCTGGTGCTACGTTGGAACGGATAGAACTTATAGGTCATGCGTAGAAGTTGGTAGTAAATCTGATTGCATGTCTGGTCAAATTTTTCCAAGCAAAACCATCTGCATTAACCCTGGTTTAAGAGAATAAAAAATTTGTATTATATTTTTAATATAAATTTTTTGATATTTAATAATCTATTTCAAACTATTATTATTTGTACTGTCTAAAGGCCAATATGGACCTGCTGGTGATTTAGGAGCTGTATTATTTTCAAAAAACCATCTCAATGAAAAATAAGGCGGGAAAACACGTGTTTCTTCATCAGATGTTAAATCTGGACCGTCGTTCACAATGTCCATGATTTCTGTCCCAGTCAAAGCGCTATTGTGATACCACAAATCCGACATTTGTCCAGAAAATCCACCATTCATGTTTACAAAAACATTACCGTAATTTTGTTTTGGAACACTTTTGAATATATGACGCAACGCCAATTGTCCATTAATGTATATATCCATAGTTTTACCTTCTACGCGAATACCAACATTGAGCCATTTATTTAATGGAATATCGTTAATTTCAACTTCCTCTGTGATTTTATCAAATGTATTCATAACAACAATCAAAGAGTTTCTAGTTGGGTGAAGATATAAACCGGGTGCGTTGTTGGGATAAGCAGTTTGTTCATTAAACGATTGACTCCCTTTGTGGAAAATGTGTTTTCTTTGTCCCATTTTGTAATTTAAATCTTTAATGTATAACCAAACAGTCCATGTAAACTCTAAACCACCTCGTTCATTATTGGATCGCAATACTGGTATCGAATCTCTGATATTTGGGTTTTGCGCAACAACTTTAAGTTTTTGACCATCTTTCAAACCTTTTACCAGTTTGGGGTTTCCACTTGGTGTGAATAAATAAGTTAATAACATAGAACCCGTTCTAAGTAAAAAGATAAATAGTAATAATATTAATATTAGAAAAACCAATTTTGAAACCATGGTATTGGAGCCCAAAAACGTTTTTCCGCCGTCAAGCGCTCTAGCCGTTGTGGGATTATTACGTATAAAACTACTATATCCATCACTAAAAAAGTTTTTATTGAATAATGACATTTATATATATATAATGAATATTTTTTAGAATTGGATACTGTTTAATTCAGTGTTATCTTCCATAAAGGCTAATTTAATTTTGTATTTATTAAACAAACTAGATAACCAGTTGCCGCCACCGTAGCCTTGACTGTATATGGCCCAAGCTTCACGTGGATTGATTGCCTTGTTTATATATTGAAGATTGCTGGTAAATCCGTAAAATCCACCGCCTGATGTAAGATTTAAGTCGGCACCGGGTAAAACATGGGGAACACCGGGAAGCACACATGTTCTTACAAGTTTTCCGTCCATGTAAATATCCAAAGAACGTCCATTTAAAGTCATAATAACGTTTGTCCATGCTTGCAATGCGACATTTTCTAAAGTACAAGTATGTTTTACTGGAGACGTTCCGCCACTGGGTGGAGAAATGGCTAAAGTAATTGTAATATTATTAAGATTTGAATCAAAAATCATGCTATCCATACCAGGTCTTTCTAAAATTGGTTTTTTTTCTCCTAAACGATAATTCCAATTATTTACATATAACCAAATCGAATAAGTATAATCAGAAGTAACACCCCCGGGTAATTTACTAGCAGAAATTTTCATGGGACTTTTAGCATCATGAAGAGCTGCTAAATATGCGGTTCCCCCGTCTCCAAAATAATATTTATACACGATATAAAGTATAATGCACACAAGAACACCTAAAAATATAGTTCGTCCATTCATAATATAATATAAACATAGAAATTTATCTAGACAGATGGCGGATTTTGAGTTTTTAATGAATTATAAAAAAATTCTATTTGTCTTTTACTTAAAGGACCGTCGTAATATATGACTGAACATACTCCCCCACTGACCCCATCTGTTGAACCAGTTGTAACTGAATCGTAAGACATATATGGAATAATATTATCCCTCGATGCTACCAATTCGCCATTTATAAAAACATCCAATGTCCCCCCTTCATAATTAATAACAATGTTATTCCATTTTTGCAATAAAATATTTTTTGTTTGATATATTATTTCAGTTTCATTTTCTCCTTTTTTATTGGTTATCTGCAAAGTTCCTTTACTTGGATTAAATAATATATTGGGTTTATCTCCATAATTAATAATAGATGTAAATTTATTATTTGAATAACTTTTTGAAGGCGGTTGTTCGTGGAGGAAAACCCATCCTGAAAGACTATACTGATAATTATATGCACTTAATGCACCCTTCAGATTCTCAAAACTTCCTATTGTTTTTTCTTTGTCGGTATAAATAGGCTCTCTTAATAATATTTTTGAAGTAAATACGTCATTTTTCTTATCATTGTTTTGTTTTCGGGTATTTTCCAACGTTTGTTTCTCATTTTCATATTTTATCAAAAGTGGCGTATTCGCTTGGATATATGATTTTGCCGCGCTGAGGGTCATTTTGTGAGAAAATATAAAATTACTTACCATAGACATCGCATCATCCTTTTCTTCATATTTTTCCTTGAAATTATTTGCTTTCAAATAAGATATTAATTCCAATTCATTCGATGGTTTAAATAATCCTTCTTGTTTTATTTTCTTCCAATCCAAAGCTACAAAACTTTTTAAATCGCTTATTTTTCTATCAGTTGCTGCTAACCCCGAAGAAATACCAGCTGATACTTGACTTTTAGTTAGTTGTCCGCTTCTAGAATTAAGATTTGTTGTATAGATGTGTTTTTTTAATAAAGGTATAATTATGTATATTACAACAAATACTATCTCTACTAAAGCAGCACCCCATACTATTTGCGGTGTCGTGTGAACATCTTTGTAAATATAATCAACGCCAAATTTTACAAATCCGGGTATAGCAAAAATAAAGTGATATACCATTTTTAATAAACTACTGCTCGCAATTTTCTTTTTAAGATTTTCATTACCGTTTATCAATTGAAAAGCTAAAAATAATAGCCCGCATACCGAAACAACCTGTAACAACACAGATATACTCAGAGATACAGATTGAAATTTACTCATAAACACAAAACAAAGCATCATTAGCGCAAATATAATAACAAAACTAAGCAATACTTTTAAATTAAATTTATTTCTACCCATCGTCCAACTTGCTCTTTTTGAAAAGCTTTCGCCAACAGGATAGGGATACTCTTTATTCCAATTTTTTAAAGTAGTATTAAATACACCAAGGATTAATGCGGCGCCCAATACCCACCATATCACGTTTGTTATTAAAATATATAATGATCTTGAATCCAATCCTACATTTCCCGTAGGTGTATTAAAATCAAACGATCCGCTTTTGAATAAAGGACCAACTGGGTATGCGAAAAAACTTACTAATAAATAAGTTATTAAAAATACTATTAACCCCGTTTTAAAATAATTTTTATAGACAAAATTATACATTGTTAACATTCCTAGCATCACGGACACTAATGCTCCTTGTATTTTCCCCCATAGTTTTAAGAAAAAGCCACCGCTTCCAACACTAGATGTTTTTATATAATAGTAAAATTTGGACATGAAAAAGGCTAAAAGTCCCACACATAAAACACTGAACGATACAGTCAGCATCGTTTCTATAATTTTAATATTGTTTGAGGCCATACTATATTAAAAAAAGATTAAATTATTGTAAGTTTCTCATCATTGTTTTTTCACCATGACATTCTCTACACATGGCAGCCAAATTGCTTACATGGTTTGTACCACCTAATTGTAAATCTATTTTATGATCTACTTCAAATGTAGCAGTTAATTGATTTCCACATTTAGCACATTTCCATCCTTGTTGTGATGCTACGTATTTTTTTTTCGTCTCGCTTACACATCTATTATTAGTATTTCCAGAACCCATCATTCTTTTCATTTGAGGAGTCTGTGAGTGATAAGGTACATGTGAGTCGTTTGAACTAAAACTAGAAATATCGTTTTTCATTCTTGTAAAATCAAAAATAGGACTAATTAAATCAGTCGTATCTTTATCTATGGGCATATACTTAATCAATGTATTCGCATGTGATAAAATGCTTCTACTTTCATTGGGGTTTTTTTTCAACAATAAATAAATACTGAATCCCACAAATGCGAACATAGACATTTGAATATATTTTTTACTAATGGTCAGCATTTTCGTATATTTACCATCGTAATATGTATTTGTTACTAAAAACCCCGTTATAATAAAAACCATAAACTCTAATTTCATTTATATATATATGTATTTATTTTGTATAAAAATAAATACTTCCGCCAAATAACAAAGCTAAAAGGGAAATTTGTATATATTTATA